TTTAATTCCATAAACGGAACAAAGGTAGATGCACCAAGTATAACTACTTGTGTAAAACTACGATAATTAAATTTAAGTATTTGTTGTTCTAACTGTTTTTGATAATCAGCAATTGTAGCATCTTGATTAAGTAATTCATCATTTAAATAAATCTCGAATATATTAGGTTTGATGCCTCGTCTAATTTTATAACGATTAGATGATATACGAAACTCTAACTCAACCTCTGTGCCACCAAGATTGATACTGTTGATTAATTGATCTTTCTTTATTTCTCTAAAAGGTTTATTAAACAAAGCAAAACACAAAGCGTCTAGTATAGTAGATTTACCTGCCCCATTGTGACCAACAATTAATGTTGTAGAATTATCATTCAAATTTGTTTCAATAAAACTATTACCAGAAGACAAGAAGTTTTTCCATCTTATTTTTTCAAATATTATCATATCTCTAAATCTCCTGCTTCTGTGTATAATGATTTCATTAATTTTTTCAATCTACTTTTTTCTAAATCTGTTTCAAGTTCATCAATATAATTATCTAATAGTGTAGGTGTATCTTCACTTTTTTCTGCAATATCATCTGCCACAGTAGAAGCATCTAAATCTGAATAATCTTCAATAATTTTTATATCATGTACATTGGTATGTTTATAGAAACCATCAAGCCACTTATCAAACAAATAATAATCTTTTTTCTTTTCTACAATTACTTTGAGATATTTGTCTCTGTGTTCATCATAATTGTAAAGAAGTTTATATTCGTTTTCTTCATCATTATAATATATCTTCTCGTGTATAGTAAAAGGATTCTTAATATATTCTAATTCTCTTGTTTCTGTATCTAATATGTGAAAACCTTTTTGACAATTATAATCATTCCAAATAAATTCATATTGACTACCTAGATAAAAGATATGACCATCATCAGATTTTTTATGAAAGTGACCAGATAATACTTTTTCAAATCTACGAAATAGTTTTTTATCTAATCCACTATCTGCAAATGCACCATTAAACATTTCAAAACCTTTGACTTCTAAATGACCTAAAACAATATCAGCACTTTCTTGTTCTAACATCATTGTCGTTTGTTCTAAGTTTTCTGGCGTGACCCAAGGAATATACAACATTCTCATGCCACCTTTTTCTATGACCGTAGGTTCTGCATAAACATTTCCCCAAGACATTAATTCTTGTGGAGCATTTATTTCATTTGTATTTTTATAATAGGTGTCGTGATTACCAATGATAATATCTACATTTAAATTTTTTATACGATTAACAAACTTATTGTTAAAATCGTTTAATGTTTTAAAGTTTACAAATTTACGCCTATCTAATACATCACCTAGATGTATGACATTTTCAATATTATGTTTCTCTAAGTATGGAAAAAATATCTCTTCCCAAAACTTATAGAAATACTTAGCGTAATTTGGGTTATCATTACGAGCACCAAAGTGTGTGTCGTTAATTAAAGCAATTTTCATAATTTACATAAAAAATTCTAATTTAGTAATCTTCTTTCTTTTAAGTTTAGGTTTATCTTTCTTTACTGGTTCTTCTTCTATAATCATATTCTTTCTTAAAAAGTCAGCATATGAATTTTGATATTCTTCGTTATCACCTTCTTGTCTAACTATTTCATCAAGACCTGATTTAAGTATAAGTTTTTGTTTAATTGTTGTTTGTTTCTTTTCTTTTTGTATTCTTCTTATAAATGCATAATATATAATTTGTGTAAAATATGCAAAAGGATTACTTGATTTCTCTGGATCAAAATTTGCTACATAAGTTAAACAATTTTCTATACCATCAGATATCATATCTTCTTTGTATGTGTAGTTTATAAAATTTGGTCTGTAAGATAAGTGATTTGCAATCTTTAAAAAACATTCACCTATGTAATCGCTAATGGGTGGATCTTTTCTATTTCTATTTCTTGCGGATAATACTTTCTTACGATACTTTTTCATTTCTTCTAGAAATTTTTTATTATCTACATAATGCTCTGTCTTTTTTCTTTTCAATTGTACAGTCATAGTATTACTCCTAAATTTAAATTATTCTATCAGGATATAGTATATTTGTCAAGGGTTATATACAAGATTTTGTAAAATAATTTTTTTTGATTTTTTTGAATTTTTTTCTTGACAAATGACATTTTGCCTTGTATAATCCGGTATGTCCGGTTTGCAAGAGATATAGTATTAGTGAGACTTAATCTTACCTTTGAGATACTGTATCGTTTGATAGTATTCTTCATCTGACATTTCATCTAATACTTGTTCAAATGGTTTATCTGATTGACCTTTTGAAGGTAGAGGTTGTAATTCTTTTTTCATTGATGGATATAATCCCATTCTAACATTATTATAATATTCTGTCAAGTTATCATTTGGTTTTCCTATTGTCATTATATGAGTTTTATGTAATGAATACACTTTGTCTATTGTTTGAAAAGTCCAAGGTGTAAGTGACATTCTTTCTTCAACAAAATATGTTTTATCATCAACAGCATTTTCATGTATTCTAATTTTATAAGGTTCATGTAATCTAACAAAATCAGAGCCTTCTTCGACTGTCATACCAGCGATTACTTGCTGATTGTTTGATAACATGATTACTCTTGGACTAGGTATTGTTGTTGTTTTTGTTTCTGTCATATAAGTATTTATCTTATGTCAACATGATCAAGTTCATAGTCAAGTTCTTGTTCAGAGTACACATTTATTCTTTCCATAAAGTGATTAAGGGTAAAGTTTCTTTGCTCTTTCCATGAGAAATCATCAGCAACATCATACAAAGTTGCTTTAACTTTATTGTCACCAAGACGCAACCCACGACCAAGAGACTGTAAAATTCGTACTTTAGATTTGGTAGGACTTGCAAATATAACATTGTGAAGATTCCTAATATTAATACCAGTAGAAAAGGTTCCGTAACTCGCAACGATAATGGCATTGTTTTCATTTTCTGTAATACTCCTGACTGTTTCACGATCTTTGGTTTCTGTGCCACCATAGACGAAAAACAGTTTTCGTGTTTGATGATCTAAGGTATCACCTATGAGACTGTGTAATACTCGACCATGTTTTTCTACATATTGAAATAAAACTAAAGTATTACCAGTTCTTGTTTTTGTTAGATTGCGAATGAATCTATTGCGTTTCTCATGTGACACTATATAGTCCATTTCTTCTTGGTAGTTTAGTTTCTTCACATGTTTACATTCATCTTGTGAATATTTCAGTATGAGACATTGTATTTGTAAGTCCGCTAGTTGTTTCTTATCTATCAGTTCTCGTGTAGAAATTACACTATGCACGGTACCAAACAAACCCTCTAAAACTAACTTATGCACTTTACTATCATCTAATGTACCAGTAGTGCCTATACGATATTTCGCATTAACACAAGCACTCATAATTTTTTGTAATTCTTTAGATTTGTATAGATGTGCTTCGTCACCTATGACACAATCAAACTTTTCAAAATACTTTTTATCAAAGGTGGCAAGTGATTGCCATGTCGATATCACAACAGGTTTACTATCATCTATTTCATAACCATAGTATTTTCGTTGTACAAACTTTTCTGCTTCCCAACCATAATCTTCAAAATCTTTATACATTTGTTCTACCAAAGATGTGGTGGGTACGATTAACAAACATTGTTTCTCTAATGAGGTAAGTAATCGTATGATACAATAAATGATTAATGACTTACCTGATGCAGTAGGTGATAGTAATATTGCTCGTTTATGATTGATCGCATGAGAAAACGCTGAGAGTTGATAATCTCGTATTTTGATTGAATCCTTAATAATTTTGTCTGCGAACTTAGAAAAAGTGTTGCTCAGCACGCCGCTAAGCGTGTTTTCAAGACCCTCTCGTATGATTGTACCCCCCGTATTTTGCATAAAATGTTCAACATAAGGCAACAGTCCGTAATATAACTTACCAGTTGCTTTTGAGAATAATCGTATCTGACCATCCCATCGTTTGGCACGAACACTTGGCATAAATGAAGCACCAGGTACTTTGAAAGTAAAAAATTCAGATAGTTCTTGCAGTAAACCTAAATCTTCACTTGTACACTTGATATAAGATTCATTATACTTTGTTATTTTTAATTCTCTCATTTAATTCTTCGTATGAAATGTTTGACCAATATTTTCTTTCTAATTTTTCTATCTCTGGTATAGGTTCACCCACATGTATAAACTCGTGATCCGTGTCATATTTGTTTATTAGTTTAATTGTGTGTTTTATCCAGTTTTGAGGATCAATCGCTTGTGCTTGAGACCCTACATATCCTGTTGTGCCTTTGTAGATGTTGTTCACTTGTTTTGACTTCGAATGATAATCGTATCCTATCAGATATATCTTGTTGTCCACATCTGCTGCCATTAACGCAATCAAGACACCTGCGTTTGTCTTCTCTTGTTGGTACTTGCCCAATCCCATTACTTTGTCTTTTTTCTTTGTCCATGTTATTTTATATCCTTCTTGATCTTCACCAAAATGTAACTTAAAATCATCTTCATGCCAATCTTTGTGTTTTTCACGAAACTGCCTCATTACATCTACATTATTTGCCCAACATGTAAAGAATCTTTTCTTTTCTCCTGGCCATTCATGTTCATCTGTATAATCTTCTATATTATCTACATCACCTATAAACTTTTTTATTATCTCTGGTTCAAACAATTTGTCGTACATAGTGTGTGGATTTTTTTCCCATGCTCGTAAATAAACAGTATGATCAAATGCATAACCACTACGATATATCTCATGACAGATATTGTAATCCATACCTACTAATACATCTGGTGCAAAATCTCTATACAATCCATTACAACCATATATCTTACCAAATGATCTAAGTTGTTCTAAATCAAAGTCTTTTCGACTTTCTCCATTACCTATACAGAATATCATTTTTTTACCTCAAAATTTAAATTAATATTTACTCTCATATTTTGATCTGTTTGTGTAACTGATCTATGTGGTGTTCCGCCATCAAAAACTATTGCTTGATTTTCGATAGAATTAAACTTTGTGCCATTTTCAAATTCTGTGTAACCATTATTTGTATTAATACTTAATAAACAAACTTTATGTTTTTTGTGTTGATCTATATGATATTCATGTTTAACATGTTTGTGTTGATTAGTGTACCAATTTGCTTTTGCTCGAATTAAAATATCTTTAGTAATTTTTAGTTTTTTAATTATAGGATCTATTATTCCTTCAAATATCTCTGGTGTTGTATTCACTTCATAACTGTGATGAAATAAATGAAAAAACATAAACTGTCTATCTGAACGAAGCGCAACAGCATCATTATAATACCAAGGCATTCTAGGACTTAACATAAAATCTTGTATTTCTTTAAAAGTCTTTTTAGGTAAAAAGTTTTTGTATATTTTCATTACATACTACCCATAGTAAACTTTTTCCATTCTATTGCATTTTTAATTTGAAATGTACGATTGTTTATTTGTTTTAATGTGTTTTCACAATAATTACATATTTGTTTGAGATACTCAATCTTTTGTCTTGACTTCATAATATCTTCATCAGCATCAATAAACTTATCTACATCTTGTCGTAATACCTTTAAATCAAAGTTTGTATCTTTGTATTCTTGTGGTTCTGCTTTACCAGTATAGAACAACCACTTTTTTAAATGTAGTTGTGAATGATCGCCCTCTGCTTTTTTTAACATAAGAGCATATGTAGAATATGTTTTGAGATATTGAGAATGTAGTTGTGGGGTCTTTAGACTTTCTAGGTCTAGTTCAGTATCATCAATTTTCAGGTCTTTCTCGACCTGAGCTTGTAGCTCATCAAGTGTCATAATTTAATCCTTTGTATTATATAGTAAACTAAAAAGGGGTCGTATATTTGTGTAGTTTATAACCAAATGTTACTGTTGCAGTAAGATATTCTACATCAGTTGCACTTTGATTATAATTTAAACCAGATAATGATTTAGGATATGTATCTTCAAAAGTTAACTCAACAATTGGAATATTTCTTGCTGACAATATAATCATTTTTGCATCTGAAAATATTGCACCATCATTAGTTGCTGTTGTTACTCTACCAGCATCTTGAAGATTTGTTTGTTGAGATAATGGCATACGATCACCGCCATCTGTAATTAGTTCACGATATTTGTCATCACTATCCATTTGTGCAAGACCAGCCATCCAGTCATGTACACTTCGATAATTTGTCAAATCTTCGTCAACAATAAAAGTTACAGATAAGTCTTCAAATGTCATATCATTACCAGGTATTCTTACAGGCATTAATCGTGTAGGTTGATTTAATTCTGTAAGTGTAATACCAGGAATATTTGCCTGAATAGAGTTAAATTCTACTCTAGGCAGTTTGGTAATTTGAAACTTAAACTTTGTAGGATCTGCATAGTCTAATCCAGACCCACTTGGTTGTTTACTTGATAATGTTGTATCTGTCATATAATAGTATTTATGCATAAAAAAAGGGGGAGTTTTGACGCCCCCCCCTTTTTAATTAAGTTGAAAAAGTATTACATTAAGTTAGTTACTTTAACCATTCTGTAATAGATGTTTGACTGATCAGTTCCAACATCAGTAGCCTGTGCTGAAGACTCAGCGAAAGGATTTCTGATTAAACCATATCTGGTTTTGAAACCAATTTTTGGTTGGAATGTATCTTCTCCAACTGCTCTCACCATTTGTAGTGGAACATATGGACAATAGAACATACCAGCGTCATAAGGTGATGTACCTTTATAACCTACAACATAGTATTGAGCAGCAGTATTGTTTGATGCATATGGATCAATATATACTTTGTATCTGCCGTTT